AGATGATTTACGTTCTATGTCGCCCATTCTATCATTCAACGACCGCAGCTCCTTGTTCATACCTTGCAGCTCTGCAATAACTTGTTTATTAGCCATTGCAATGATAGAGTTAGTCTGAGCATTACTACTAACACTAGAGCCTCGTGGTAGATTAAGGAACTCTATGCCTCTTTCACCTACTACAGTTGGCCCAAAGGCATCGCCGCCAGAGGCTTTAAAACCTACAGTACGAAGCACCGCCGTCTTAGCTGCTATTATAGCTTTTGCCTCGGCAATGTCAAGTGCTAATGTTGCCATTAGTGCTTTATCTTTGTTCTTTTTAGCTAAGTTATATTCACCTTCTTTACCTTTAAGTGTAGCTTTCGCAGCCTGTCTCTCTTGCTCTGCTGCAAGTGCTAGCTCTGCACCCGTTGTACCTGACTTCTTATACCCTGCATTGTAGGCCGCGATTTGTTTATTAAGTAGGGCTTTCTCGCCTTTATCGGCAGTAGCTAGTTTATTAAAGAGTGCTTCAAGCGTACCTACACCTTTAGGTGTATCTTGCTCCACACTATCCTGAACATTAGTTATCTCTACCTTAAGTGTTTCACTAAGTGCCTCAGTTACAGCTTTACGTAATGTATCTAATGCAGCAATTGTAGCATTAGTGCTATCTATAACAGCCTGTGTTACAGTTGTTTCCGTAGTAGTATCAGGTACACTATCTGCGAGAGCTTTAAGTGTAGCAGTTACACTAGCGAAGATACTAGCATATGCAGTTGTGGAACTATAGTATGTTTTAGCTTGTTGCAAGTAAGCCTGCGCGATACTACCTAGTTTCTGTGCTGCCTCTGCTGCCGCTACTTTATCTGGCCCCTGTGCAGTAGCAAGAGTACGTTCATACTGACTACGTGCCTCGTCTAACTTAGCTTTTGGCCCAAGAGTAGATAGGTCGCCTAAGAGCATGTTCTTAACTAAGTCTCCAAGAGCTTTATATGCAGAGGTTATGGTTTTTATACTACTAATTTCTGCATTATGCTTATCAAGCATTAGTTTTTGTATCTTAGTAGAGAGTTCTTTTTGTTCGTTTATGTCACGTGAAGCTCGTAGAGCTGCTAGTAATTGGTCTTGTGTACGTAGGTCGATGCTATCACGTAGTGTTGTTACTTGTTTATCTATGGAGTCATATAATTCTTTTGTAAGATCGTTATACTTAGATGTTATGTCGTTAAGATCATTAATAAGACTGTAAGTTTCTTTACCTGAGTCAGTAGCTAAGTCAAGTTGACGTTTAACTAATATAAGCGCATCGCCAAAGTTACCAGTGGAAGCAAACGCCTCCTGGAAGTAATCACGTAGTGACTTACTTTGTGGTCTTAAGGTATCTAGTATATTAGTTTCATTGTATACTTCTCTTCTAGCATTCTCGTAAACTGTACTTGTGGCATTACTGGTTTCAGCTACTTGTGCTAACTTAGCTCTAGCTTGCGCTACCTTAACCTCTTGGTCTACTACAGCTTGTTGTGTCTTACTTAGTCCTTTTTCAAATACACTAAATAGTCCCTCTGCTACCTTGGTAACAGTATCTAAATTTTGTTGGTTCTTAGAAACGAAGTTCTTATAGAAATCACTCTCAGCTTGTTGGAAGGCTTTAATCTTCTCTACAGCAGTGCCAGTAGTAGCACTAAGTTGTATCATTGCATCAGAGAACTTAATAGCCTCTATATTTGCAGTAGGTAGTGAAGTTACCCCAATGTCTTTAAACGACGTCTCTACTATCTCACGTTCAGCAAATATCCTAGATACTGTACTAAACATACCTTCTTTAAGCTGCCTTAGGTCTTTAAATACACTAAAGACTTTCAAAGACATAAGATTAAGCTGTTTAGATATAACACCTTGTAAGGTTTTTTGTATCTCGGCGGTATTTTTACCTTGTAGAGATACTTTTAACTCTGGTATAACATAGTTAAAGGCTTTATTAAGTTCTACTTCTGATACGTTTCTAGCAAGGTTAATTACACTCTTAGCTATGTTTGTATATAAGGATGTAACTATTGTAGACGCTCCGTTGCTAGATCTACTTAGTGAGTCAAATATTTCAGTAGATTTGCCAAATAAAGACTTTTTAGTTGCTTCTATTGTAGCATATTGCTGTACAAGTACTTGTTCTCCACGTAGTAGGGATGCAATCGTAGTCCTAGCTGTTATAATACCTTCGTCTATTACTTTTATAGTAGTAGAACCCATCAAAGCTCTCATTAAAACCCCAGTTATAAGGTCTTTGTTCATCTTATTAGCTGAATTCTTTTGTATAATGTTCTGGAATGGGTCTGGGCTTTTAAGGGTGTTAAGTATATTAGTTCCTGGGAAGGTTCCTTCAAGAGTAGGTCTAACAGGAAGTAAGGCTTTACCACTTGCTTGTAACAGTGTTAATCTATAAATGTCATTAGAAATACCTGCGAAATTTTCATTAAGTTTTCTTAACTCTCTGTAGGACTTATAATTTACATCAGCTAAAAACGACAATGTATCAGTTAAATCAGTTGCTTCTTGGTCTGGCGCACCGAAAGTAGTGCCTTTAGAATCACTAACAGGCATAGATACATTAGATGTTCCTGTCTTAGTCATAGCTCCACCAACACCTGCGATAATACCTGCAACTAAAGCTGTCATAGCTGCGATACGCGCAAAAGCACTATAAGGCTCACCTTGGCCTTGTACTAATATAGCTTTAGCTCCTTCTATAGCAAGAGAGCCTAGTTTAAAAGCCATTTCAGCAGCACCTAAAGTCATTTCGGCGTTGTGTAGAGCTCGTCTAGCTTTAGTATTTTCTGCAAAGAAAGCCTTACTAACTCCCGCGATTTGACGCATGTTACCTATCTTAGAGGCTGTCTCGTCCATATCAATTTGAGTACGTGTAAGAGCTGAAGCTTTAGCGGCTTTATCTGCATTCTCAAAAGCTTCTTTCTGTCCTTTGTCGTAATCTAGTGGTATTTGTATAGACTCAACAATGTTTTTTCTACGTTCTACAGCTGCTGTATAACGATCTTCATTCTCTTGCCTAGCTTTGGCATAGTCATTATCTTTAGCCCCAAAATTGTTAATAGCATTAATCAATGCACCAAATCCACCAAGTTGACTATTTATGGCATCATTTGCACTATAGGCTACATCTTTGTACGCAGAACTTATATCACGTAGTTCTTGTGTTTGCTTCCTACGCATTTCAGATAGCTTACCTGCAACATCTATCTCCTTTTGTTGCTCTATTTGAGTAAGCCTTTGTTGGGCCGCCGCATAGTTAGGGTCGCCTATACCTATTTTAGCTAAGTCTGCAATCTCCCCAGCATACTTAGCTTCTACAGCTTTACGTATAGCTATCTCATTAATAACACCTAATTGTTCTAGGTATGCTTGCTTAGTAACTGCAAGAGATTCTTCTATTTCCTTATTTTGAACTTTAGTATCTTGTGCATTCTGTGCTGTCTGCGACGCGATCTGGTTTTGTAACTGCGCTTTTTGTCTACCTAGTTGTGTTAGTTCTAACTCGGTTTTCTTGACTTCATCTAATCTAGTATTAGTGCCTTTAAGAGAGTTATTATAATTATCAACTAACTCTCTTGCCTCTGCAATAGCTTGGTTGTTCTTCTCATCGCTGCCAAAGTTAAGTGTAGCGTTGCCTTTAGCTATGCCATCTAACATACCTTGGGCATCTTTAATAATTTGAGGTACTTGGGAATATATCTCTAGTTTCTTTTTAACACGCTCTATTTCCTCATCTATAGCAAGTAATGTTTTAGTATTTGCTACTTCCTCTATAGCTCCTTTCTGATCTATATATTGTTTAAAAGATATATAGTCTGAGTCATACATGAACTTAATTGCATCTATATGATTACGATAATAATCTTGTTCCATTGCATTTTGTTCTGCAATAAGACGTTTCTCTAGTTCTAATACTTTAGCTGCTTGGTCTTCTTGTTTACGTAATGCTTCGTCAGCTTTACTAGACGCCTTACCTTTTACACCAAGGCCGGTCATATCGTTTTCAGGTTTATTATCTAAACCTTTATTAAGTTCAACACGTTTACGTTGCTGTTCTTGTAATGCTGCGTCTATCTTGTTTTGCTCTTGTGCTGCCTTACGTAGTATAGTCTCAGTAGTTGTTTTTAAGTTATCTGAGATAAACCCAAATCCACTAGACACACCTTCTACTACAGAAGTACCAAGACCCTTAACCCTGTCAGTAACTTTTCCTACGCTATCACCAATATCTTGTACAAGTTTCTTATTATTACTAAGTGACTCTGTAAGAGTAGTATTGTACGTAGTACTAAAGTCTTTTACATTAAACCCATTACCTATAAACTCGGCTGTAGCTACAAAAGCAGCTTTAACTTTAGCTATATACTCTAATACTTTCTCTAATGCACTAGAAGCAAGATTCTGTATATAACTTACTATACTAGAACCTATTTGAGATATTCCAGTAGTAATACTTGTATACGCAGTAACAACATTATCCTTAATACCTTTTAAGAATTGTAAATTCTTTTCCATAGCTTGTGCTAGGTAATCACCTAGTACTTTGAAAATAGTACTAAGTTCTATACTTGTACCTTTGAAAGATATAAACAAGCTATTAGACTTCTCTTCTACCTGTGTCATTGCTTGTAGCAACGCTCCAGCACCATCAGCACTTTCTTGTTGTGCTGCATATATCTCCATCTGCGCTTTAACTTGTTCTTCACTAGCATGGTTTAATTTACCATACTTAACTTCCATATCTGTGAGACTTGTAGCTACTAGGGTAGCTCCAGCACTAATAGCAGCAATTGTAGCTGTTAGTGGGTTAAACACTGTACTAACTACTGGCCCCAGTAAACGTAGTTTTTCTCCAACAGTTTCAAGTGCAAAGCTAAATTTACTTACCTCTACAATACCTTCTGCGGTTGATTTCTTTAATGTACCAATTAAACTACCGGCGGCGAATGCTCCTATGCCTTGTATAGCTTTAGCTACACCAAGTACAGCAATAACCTTAAGAGCCTGCCCTATACCTTCTAAATTCTCTCTTACAGTTTGTAAAGCACCGGCAGCAAGTTTAACTGTCTCATTCATTATACCTTCAGTAGCAGAGAAAATACTTCTTGAGAAGTTCTCATACTCTGACCGCATACGTTGTAAGTTACTCTGTAACTTAGTTCTTACATCATTGAATACACTATCATCTACACCACCAAATATTTTCCTATACTCGGCTGCGAAGGCAGGAGCAAAGTCCTTAGTAACAACTAGGTTCTTTTTCATAGCTGCCATAAATGCAGATACAGATGTATCAGCTTGTTTAGCATAACTAGCCCAAGCTTTAGCACCTATCTCTACAGCACCAGGTAGGGTATTACCTAACTGTTTCTTAATCTCTTCGCTTTGTACAGTAGTTTTTGCATACATTTGTTCAAGAGCAAGGTAAAGAGACTTAACTTGGTCTGTTGATAAATGTAATACTGTAGATACTTCACTAAAGTCTTTGAAGATTTTATTAACCTCGGCTTGCTTTGCTCCTGCTAATACAGCAGAAGGGGCGAAGGTTCTATATGATTGCTCTAAGTCACCTATGTATTGTCCAGCGCTTTGAGCTAGGTTTTGTAAAAACTGTAGGTTCTTTTGCCCCTCTTCTATACCAAAGATAGCAAAGACACTAGCTTGTGTTTGTTGCTGTGCTATACCAGCACGAGGGATGTTTTTTAATGCTTCTAATGCAGTGTTTATGGTAAAGTTAAGTACTCTATAAGCCCCGATGATTTCACCGATATGTACAAGTAGGTTCTTGTGTTCTGCAATGTGTGGATTAAGTGAAGGAAGTGCTTTAAGGGCTTTACCATAGGCTTCAACTGCCTTACGTTGTTCCTCGAACCCTTGACCTTTAGTTATAAAACCGCCAGACACACGTTGACGAACTAACTCTATATCTTTAGCTAGTTTCTGTTCTATTGCTAGAGTATCTTTAGCATGTTTAGCTTGTGCTATAAGTTGCTTATTCCTTCCTGCATCACGTAGTGTATTCTCATACTCTACTGCGGCACGTACTTTAGCGGCCTCGGCCTGCGGGTCAAAAGTATCTACAGGCTTGAAGCTCTTAGCTCCAGTAGCAGTATTATATGACGCATATGGATTCTGCCCTATAGCGTTTATGGTTCTAGCATCTACAGGTTTAGCTCTTCTTGCTGCCTCAGCTTCCTTAGCTGCAATCTCGTCGAACATCTGTGCATACATTACCTTAGCAGAGTTAATATACGCTTGATCTGCAAACTTCTTAGCCTCTAGTCCTTTCTTGTACTTTTCATTCTCAGCATGTGCCATTTCTTCCATAGAGAGCATATACCTACGGTACTCTGCCTCTTTATCCTTGTATGCACCAGTAGCATAGCTATAGTTTACAGCAGGTGCTTTAGCTGGAGTGCTTTGCACTTGTTCCTTTAGACCAAAGTTATTTTGCAATGCTAGTGAGGTTTGTTTACGTTTTAACTCATCTAGCGCGGCAGTAGTACGTTCAATAGTACGTTGATAACCTTCTAGTGCTCTTGTGGCATTACCATAACCTAAGTTAGCCCCTTTGGAGTTATTTTCATAAGCTTGGTTAACTTTAGATATAGTAGAGTAAAGTTTAGTAAATGCATCACCTTGTTGGGTAATTATCTTTACACGTTCTTGCTCTATAGCTTGTAGATTCTTTGTCCTATTTGCCAGTCCATCAGCAGACTTCTCAGCTTGCTGAAAGACTAGACCTATCTTCTTCCCTTGCTCTGCATCAACCTCTAGTTTAATCCCGATTATCTTTTGTGCCATCTGTTTTATTTTCCTCTAAAACTATTGATAAGTATCCGCTATGGATATAGGGTATATAAGTTAATGCTTTCACTACAGGGAGTTTAAACTCGTCTATAAGACGTAATAATAACGCTGTGTCAAGTACATAGTATTCAGACATATAGTTTCGGAGTAACTTAAATACCTTATGGTATTTTATATTACACTTGAAGAGATAGAAGTATTCAACCTCAAGAGGCATCGTCTCTTCTATCTCTTCTTCGTCATCTGCAAATCTTAATCCTGGATACTCTAGTCTATGTTGTTCTAGCTTCTTCCGGCCCTCTTCCTCTGCTCGGTTTATCTTAGCTAGTATAGACAATTTTCCTAGTACTTCACCAGCTTCTATTAGTTTTTTGCTTTCTCTTCCTTCTTAAGTGTGTAGTTAAACACTGTAGAAGAGATAATCCCTGGTAGGGAGTCTTTATAGGCTTCTTCTTCAAAGTAGTAATCTAGGAGGACGGCTAGACATTCATTTGAATCCACCCATAAAGACTCAACTGGTTCGACAACACGAGTATCTGCAATAGTTAGTACACTTTCTACACCCTTGTCATCTGCAATAGTAATTGCTACATTTTTCAAAAATAGTACTTGTTTTTTGTAGAACTCTGTTAGCTGCGCTACATAAGACTCTGAAAGTGCCTCTATATCAGCTAACATAGCATCACGTATGTCATAAAACTCATCGGTAGTTTTATCACCTTCTTCATCATGCTTTTTCAGGAAAGCTTGCGCTTTATCTAGTTCTTTAGTAGAACTTACTTTTTTATACTCAGCTTGCAAGGCAGCTTTATCTGCTTTACCGTAGAGTTTAATACCTAATACGATAGGATTCTTTACACCCTTTACATCCGCCGGTACTTCTTTAAATGCTTTACTTGTTTTTGATACAATGATTTTCATTAGATTGTCCTCTAATAGTTATAAAAGAAGAGGGGCTTTCACCCCTCTATATTTGCTAGACTAGCTCCACAACATGAAACTTTGTCCAGTATTACGGAAGGTTGCCTCACGACCAAAGTAGGTAGATACTTTACCTTCTTTAGTGTTAGACATCTGTGCTTTGTTCCATAAGTAACCTACACGTTTACCAGCGGCATTACTCTCACCAAAAGATAGATACAAGCCGAAGAAACGTGTTACAAATAAGTCAGGGTCAAAGGATGTATTACTGTTATTAATAGCAGTAATAATTGTACCTGATGCAGCTGATACTGCTCCGTTTGTAGATGTCGCAACTACATATGTAAATGTTGTCGTATTGGTAACTGTAACAGTCGCAGTAATGTTAATCTTCAACGCATCTACACCACCTGCCCCCGCAATAGTAACTTTGTTTCCTGTACTCATACCATGTGGGACAGCCGTTACGACAGTTGCTAACGTAGCGCCTGAGATAGTAATAGAGGTTACAACCAGTTTAGCAGCAGGGGCCGCCAACATACCAGCAGTTACGTCAGTAGGTACAGCACCTTTAGTAAAACCAAAGTCACAGCCTGTTTGGTAACGTGTCAAATCAAAGCCCCAAAAGTTTGGCGCAGACAGTGTACTAAAACAGAAGTTATAAGTAGGAGTGTCACCTTTCTTACAAGATGAAATTGTAACACCTGTATGTGCGGTAGTTAAACCTTTTACAAAGTAACTAATAGTTGTATTAGATTCAACCATAGCAATGTATGAACCATTGAAAGCTGATACACTTGCACCACTTACATTGATAGCAATAATCTCACCAACATTTAAGTTATGGTTAGCTGTAAAAGTAACAATAACTCTACCAGTACTTACTAAACTAGCAGCACTTAATACTGTACCAACTGCATTAGTGAAAGTATCATCTAACAGAGCAATCTGAGCTTTACGGATTGTAGAACTCTGAATAGAAGGCGCTACGCGTGTAGTCTGGAAACCTGTATCAGCACTTTGCTTAGGTGCTTGTACTGGGTCATCAGCATTACCTTTAAGAGAGAATTTAAGTTTAGGTGGTTCACCGATAGATGCATCTACATCCACAGTGCCACGTAAGTCCCAGAACTTAAATAACTTATCACCATCTGGATCATCTGGAGTAGAATATCTTACATCAGCAGTACCGTAGTCTGGAGAGTCTAAGTGATTACCTGCATAGACAGTATTATCACTATTAACTACAACATTACCACCACAAGTTTGAAAAATTTTCCAAATAGCATAAGTATCAGGTGCAATAGGTGAAGTAAGGTCAAATAGCACCTCTTGGTACGTTTCAATACCTAAGTCGATATACTTATCTTTTTGGTATGTAAACTCATCACGTGACAAAGAGTCACCTAAGAATGTCAACGCTCCTGTTTCTCTAGTAGCATCAGAAGTAACACCTGTAGCAGCAATAGCAGTAGTAGGGGTTAATGAACTTGTTGCAACTTTATTAGTATCACCAGAGCCGCTTTGCAGAGCAAAGAAGACGGCCTGGTTCTTTTCGTGATATTTAACGGTAATAGCCATTAGTTAGCTTCCTCTTCTTCTTGTACTGCGGTTTCAACTGAAGCTAATGCAGCTAATGCAGCTCTACCACAGGCACTTGCCTCTGATGGTAGTTCTACTTGCTCATTGCCTCTACCTGTATTTATGGTAACTACATTACCATCTTTATCAAATACTACACTTGCCATGTTTACCTCTTTAAATTAAAGTTAATAATGTAGGAAACCCTATTCTATATCTATTTAACCAATGGACAGTTCCATTATTCTTACCAATAAGCCCACCTTGGGCAAAATTTAAAACAGTAGAGCGAAGCTCTGCAATTCCTTTAGGTACTTTACCTATTAATGACATATGCGTATCAACAAATATCTGTGGTAAATCTTCTTTATTACATACAAGATGTATATCAAAAGACTGTGTTAGTTCCTCTCCATGTAAGTCTAGGAAACTATATGCTTGCATACTACCAGGAACTCTGCTATCTATAGGAGAGTATCCTACATATATTAGCGGCAACCTTTCATCAAATTCTTTATATATATCAAATTGAGTATCTGGAAACTCAGCTACATTGTATCCTGTAGGCTCAATAAGGTCTATAATACTTTGTTCACTAAACATCAGTACGTCCTTTATACACTACGTGTAGTTTACTAAATCCTGTAAGGTCTGGTAATGGATCTGCTTCTAGTTTAAAGGAGAAGTCGTAGACTCCATCACTAAAAGTGAAGCTATTACCTTTAACAACTCCGTTTGTGGCCGCATCTGCTGTAGTTACATGGAAGTTAAACTCCATCTTATCTACATGGTACATACTAGCTTCGCCATCGTATAACCTTGTAGTAGAAAATCCAGGATACCCTAGTATGGTGAAGTCATTAAAGACAAGTTCTTCACCTGCAAGTTGTAGCATTTCCTGTCTTAGCCCTTCATCTTCTACTTTCATTACACCCATACCTTAGTTGCAATACGATCTTCAATACCAGCTATTAGTTTTGCTATCTTACTATCTGTCTCTAGTACACTATTTGCCATTGTAGCTAGACTAGGCCCAAAGAGTGGTTTATAGTGTGCCCTTGTAAAAGGCTCGTCCTTCCATGTTGCATCTTGTTGGCGCTCAAGTAGTTGTACTTTATTACTTGGAACCTTATTAGTTCTAAACGCCCCTCGTCCAGTCTTACCATATATCTCCTTATATCCACCTTTCCTCTTTACCATAACAGAGTACTCTTTTGCACGTATCTTATTCTTTATACTAGCAAAACGTAGTGTACCATCTGGTAGCATCATGCGGTTTTTTACAAGTAATGTTTTTACTGTAAATGGAAACTCCGCAAGACGAATAGGTTTGTTTTCATATTCTAGGCTTGCGCCTATAAGAGCTTTACCTTGTTTATAAGAGTTTACACTCTTTCCTTTAAGTACACTATCGAGACTTTTATCTATTGCATATTGCTCATGTACTGCAAAACGTAACGCATTATGTACTTGTAGAAGTTCTAAGCCTACAGCTCTAACCAACTGCTTATCTAAGTTACCTTGAGATAACTCTTGTTGTAAAGTATTTAATCCACTAAAGGTTACTTTAAAACTAGACATAGATGCTCCGTTGGTGCGCCCAGTAGAGGAGTAAGTATACTCTAGTTCTACTGGACGACTTTTGGTTATACTCGGTTATGAGCTAGTTACTTGCCAAGATACGCATGTATCAATATCGGTATGGCCCATTAAGTAGTTCATATGTATCTCTGTTTCTACTTTACCAGTTTTTTGATCCTTCCAAGAGTTAATGAATCTTGGTTGTGCTCTAAAACCAGCATCAGGATGCATAATTCTACCGTAGACTTTAATACCTTTGTCTTTAGATGGCAGTACTAGCATCTTACCTACAGGAACATATCTTGTCTCAGCACCTGTATTTCTATCATGGTAGATAGCATCATAGGTATAGATATCTACCAATGTACCATCGCCCAAGGACAGAGTTCTACGGAAGTTAAGGTCTTGATACTTCTCTACAGTAGGTAAGACGTGCAACTGTATTCTATTGTCTACAGACAATGTCATATCAGCCGCAGTTTTATAGTTAGTATTAATGTCAGCTTCTAAGTAATCCCAGGCTGTGCCAGTCAAAATGACCGCACTAACACTACCTCTACGACGAACAGTATTACAAGCTGCAATAAGGTCTTTGTAGGGGGTAGGAGCTTTAGTACCACCAGTACTATCCCATGCACGTTTACCTGCGCCGCCGTTACCCACTAAAGTGGTTAAGTTTACTTGTGGTACAATACCTTTTAAGTAATCTGCATCAGTAGTAACTACGGTACGGTTAAAATTATATACAACAACCTCATGCAATGGGCTAGATGCAGTATGGCTACCATTGACCAAGATATTAGCAGCATTCAACTCAAAGAGGTTCTCGAAGTTAAACTCTGTAATAGCTAGTTTCTTTCTAGTTGCTTCCAACCAGTTAGCATACCAATCTACACTACCGAACTCTTGTCCCAACATACGTTGGTTAATCTCTTCCCAGTCAGAAGAAGTAAGACCTTCTTTAACATAGGCAAAACGTAGTTCTTGAGTACCAAAGCCTTGTAATGTTACCAAAGGAGCATCTACTCTTGGCGCAACATACATTGCAACGGTGTTTTTAGTTTGGAATTCTCTATCAAAGTTGACAGTCTCACTAGTAGTAGTTTCTACTCTTGAGAACCAACTTTGCAAGAAGTTAGGACGGGCAATACGGTTAGCTGGTATTACACCAGACAGTACCTTACCTGTTTGATACGGGTTTAAGAACTCAGCCATATTAGTATACCTCTCCAGTTCTAATTACATCTAAGGTGAATTCAGAACCTTCAATGAATTTTTGTTTTAACAAGTTACTCGCAGCAGAAGTACCAGCGCAACCAGTGTTGTATGTAGTACATGCGGTCGTAGTACCATCTGCATTTGCTACAGTATCTACAGCAGTGTCTACTGCCCACAATGGGCCTTGAGCGTAGAATGCTGCTTCAATAAAGACTGACGCATCTACATCACCTGCGGTAGCATTAACATCATATACTGTCATACCAGCAATTTTGTTAAAGGTTGCAGTACCTTCAGTTTTAGTAACAGTTGGTGCAGTACCAGCAGAAGCAGCTACAGCTAAGTCAGTTACGTTAGACGCAGAAGTAGTCGCATTAGCTACAACAGTATTTGCATCTACTTTGTTAAAGTTAAATGCAGGAGCAGTACCAGAGGTAAATGTACCAACAGTTGTTGGGATACCTGCGGCAAGTAATGCAGCGTTAGCTGTAGTAGTACTATCACCACCAACAAGAACAGACATTGCATTAACAAGTTGTTCAATAGTTGCGCCAGCAGAACCTACTGTAAATACGATACCAGTTGTACCTACTGTTAAGGTAGCAGCGGCGGCCAATGCACCATTGATAGTAACTAACGCACTTTCAGTAATACCACCGTGGGCAATTAGCTTACCTGCGCCATCGCTTTCCAACCAAGTATATGCTTTAAGTACTTGACCAGACTTAATAGTCGCAACCTTAGTCTTAGTACATTCACTGCGTGAAAAAATTGGTTTTACTACTTTATCAGGATAAGTAGTCCATCCACCTTGATACCCCATTAGATAACTCCTTCAAATGGATTAGAATGTTTAGCCTCTAAAGCTTCATCGAAGGCAGACTTAAATATCTTTCCGTCGTCTTTAGGTTCTTTAAAGTCAGACTTTTGAGATGCAGTACCGAAACTGCTAGTAGAAGTATCTACATGACCTGCGGCCTGTGCAGCTTCTTTAATAGTCTCGAAAGCTACAGTAACAGTCTCAATATCACTACCTTTCTCAATAAATTTTTCAGCAGCCGCAATAGCGATACCGAAGGTATTAGCTGCTTTAATAATACTAGATACTCTAGTACGTTCTTCAAGAGATGCAGCAGCTTTGGCAGAAGCTAGTTCTGTCTTAGCGGAAGCAAGCTCTACTGTAAGGGAGGCAATCTTCCCTTGGGCTTCTTCTAATGTCATAGTTACACCTTTAGATGTTGGTTGATTTACTACATTTACTTCAGTATTCCCTAGGGAGGAATATGTTTTACTAGATAAAGTAGGTGTCAGGCCATTGGCCCCGAAGAGTACACAAGAGTTCTCTACTATATCTACCTTTGGAACATACCAAAAGTACCCCTTCTTATCTACAAGTTCTTTATTAATAATCTTATCGTAGTGTTCTTTCCATGTAGTATACTCGATAATGTCCTCTTCATCTTCACTATTAAGTGCAAGGGCTAATGCCCCGTAGGTTAGTCCGATAGAGTGTTGGTTGATCTTTCCATTCTTATAAAATCTATATACGTCTTCGTTGTAATCTTTACGTACTGTAGAGTCCATAAGGAGAGCTGTAGCTTCTCCATCTTGGTCAAGACCTAAGTCGCGTAGAGCGATGCTCTTTGTATATACCTTAGTTACATCGCCTACATGTGATGTACTTTCCCACTTGTGATCGGATATGTGAGGTATAGCGTTCCCTTTAGCAGCAATACTGTCATCATAAGCAGTATCAGAAAGAACGTCCATATGAGAGTCGCAAAACCAAGCAGTATTACATACAACTGTAACATCTATAGTACCTCGGTCTGATGTAGGGTCGTCAGATGACCCGTCTTCTTTAACTACTGTAGTTTTAGGTTCTCTGGAAACTATAGAAGGAGTCGATATAATAGAATCGGCGTACTTAATTGAAGAGGTTTTGCTCTTTATTATAGTATCCTTGTTAGCTTTAAGAGCCTTGAACAGCTCTTTACCTTCTAAATGGTCTAGGTTCATTTTCTAACCTTTTAATGGTTTTCTCAAATTATTACACACTACGTGCTGTATGTCAAGTATTATTTTCAAAGTAGAGGAAACTAGTTCCTCTACCTATATTAGTTATACTCCAGTACTATTACTATTAGCCTCTGTGTTACCTGTCTGCCTCATACTATCGGCGCTGCCAGCAGAGTTAAGTACAATACCATATTCTTCGAGTTGCTTCCTTGCCTCTAAATCTGCGATAACTTGTTCTATAGTAAGACCACGCTCTGTAAGAGCCTCAGTAAGTAACCCAAACCCATTTTGTATTTCAAGTAAGTCTGCCTGGGCATCTTTAAGATCATCAGTACCGCGCCATCTAGGTAGTTGAAAGTAAGGTACTGCGCTGGCGCACTTACTATTGTATACTACAGCTAGGTCTTTAAATGCAGAGGCGATAGGTGCCTCGCGTAGAGGTATAAATAGGAAGTTATGTAGGTATTCTAAACGATTCCGCTGTTGTACCATTATACCTTGTAGGGAGCTGTAGTTTAATGCTCCTGCATCACCTGTAAGTTCATGGTATGCTAGGTCAAGTGTTGCAGCAATTTTACGCAATTCACCTTCTATAAGTGACGCAAAGTTATTACCTATATCAGTACCTTGGAACATCTTAGCGCTTTCACCCTTGTTAAGATACAACGTTTGCGACTCCTTAGGATTGTTCTTAAATACTGTCTTGGTTTTACCATCATTTACATAGTCAGTTTTATTCTCTATTGTATGCGCACCTACAGGTAGCATATTTAGAGCATTAGCCGTTTGTTCTACAATAACTGCAATACTCTGCGCAGCAAGTTGTTTGTTTATCGTAGAAGACTTAAGGTCATCTAAGGCATATAGAGAAAGTATAACCGGAGCAAGTAATGGTATACCTAACCACTGGGCAGGTTCTTGGCGTATAAAAGTATGTACAATCTCTTCTGAAGGTACTGTTACGTGCGATGTTCCGGCCTCGTAAGGTTTTAACTTTAGTGGGTCTACTAGAAAGTGATACTCTGTAGGGATAGAGTTTACGAAAGTCATACCATATTGGATATTCTTTCTAGTATCCGTAGAAGCTGTACCAGTATATAGTACATCATGTAATGCAGCAGGTATAAGCTGAAGTTTAAGCGGAACTACATTCGTATTCCCTGTACGTATAATAAGTTTACGTATGTACGAGTTACCTGTAAGGAAAAGGGAAGAGTTACTCACACCTTGGAATACTCTGTAGTCACCGTACCCGTCGAAAGATGGGTTAGCTATAAATTCATCCCAGTAACCTTGCATTACTTTATGTAAACTACCGTCTTTGTTCTTCCAGATGGTTTTTATATGGTTAGCATTAGTTACCCATTTGTTTAACGCCGTCTTTCCGTAGCCATTATTACGGCATATATGCGCTGAACGGTTCTGTAGAAAACGTAGTTCTCTAGCCGCAAGACTATCTGCACTACCATCAAACAACCCTCGCATACCTTCACGATAGGTATATCCTGCACCCTCGAAAGAAGGCACAACCTGCGATAGGTTACTGTATATTACATCATTTTCATTAGACATTAGTTACCTCTTACTACAAGTGGTATACAGGCATTGGAGCGAAAAGTCGGTGCGACCTCTGGTTGTAGTGCAGTTATTAAAGAACGTAGTTCCCTGCGGTAAGCCATAAGAGTGTCTAGTGACACGGTATCGAACTTATACCAACGAGAAAATTCCCCTGTAGCTAGTTTATGTTCGTTAATACGTTTATTCTCTATAAGGTCTTGTATGGCCTTATTTACTATAAGTAATTCTGCTTCGGCTTCCGCCAGTGTTATCTCAGCCATAGTAGTAATCCTCTAAAGATTTCCAATGTGTGTAGGTATAGTTACGTAGTTGCAAGGCATAGGCAGCGTGTAGTGCATTCTTCTCAGCGTCCATAGCTTCCTTACGTTTACCAGGGATAAGTTTAAATACACTCTTCGTATAGGAAGAGTTTGGGTCTATAAGTTTCCGGCACGAGGTCATCTGTTCTTCATACTGACCATAGGATTGTTCGTTATGGTAGTACATATTACTACGTGCATCTGGGTTTTGGTTAAGTGCCACACGCCTTAGTATCTCTTCGTGTGCCCTATGTGCCCCGATATAGTACAATGGTACACCCATCTGCTCTGCAATACTCTTCCTAGTGCTACGCTCATTTGTAAGGTCAAACATAGCAGGTTCTTGGTATATCTCGTTATCACTAAAACGTAAGTCTCTTACACCTTTAGTTGCCATAACTATTGTAGAGGTAAGCCTATTGTCTAATAGTTCTTTCATAGCAAGTACCCAACGATATACTAACTCTGTACTATCACCAGAATCTATAGATACGGCAGCAATGTGCATAGGTTTACCACTTGCATGAGGTATTGTACCTTTAACAAGTATGTCTGTAAGCTGTGCCCATACACCTAGGAAGTGTCCATTAGCGTCTCGTTCTTGTACAAGTACATTACCATGTATCTCTTTCCATGATACAAGCCAAGAGTTGTTGTTATGCCCCCAGGCACGTATTACTATCGCAAAGCGATCTATCTGTACGTCAACACCCGCTGTAAGTATAAGACCTTCCATTGGGCATATATGTTCAGGGTAGTTCTTCCTGAAGGTTTTCATTTCCTCTGCTTCTATTGCAGATACACCAGAGGTATAGGGTAAGCCTTTACTATTGTTAAACCAGTCCTTAAGTAATGTCTCGTCACCTTTTTGGAACGCCAGTTCTGCTAGTATCTTCTTAGTAGCAAGGGCTTGTGCATCGGAGGTAGCTTCGAAGCAAGATAGTATCTCAGGGTATTGTAGGGAATACGTCAAAGACGTTTTGTTATCCTTAAGTTTCTTACGTAAAGCAAACTTATCTATCTCTAGTTCCCTACGGTTATACTCATCTCTAGTTATAACTTCCTTATCTCCTGCCATAGAGTGCCAGCCAAGGCTAAAGTCTCCACAGTCATCTATAAAACCGTACTCTTTACCTGCAATTATATTTTCTGTCTTCTGTTGGAAGCTCCAAACTGCATTACATGCAGTGCATGCAAAGTGTGCTGTATCAGGGTCATACTTACCATAGGCTTCATCTATATAGCGGTCGCTGTACTCATAGTATTGTATTACGTTATCCATAGTCCAGCCGGACAATTCTATTAACTCTCCGCAAGCGTGGCACTTTGCCTTAAACACAAGACGTAGACCTTTGTTAAACAACTTCTCCATATTGCAAAAGTCTTTGAAGGTAGGTGTTGAAAACGCAAGTACTTTCTTCATACCAATGAAGAAGGACTTCTGCCTCCCCATTACTAGCCCTAAGGGGTCGCCTTGTTTAGCTACTTCAGCCTTTACCTGTGCGAATTCTTCAAGTATTATAAAAGGTATCGGGGAAGATAGTACACTTTGTATAGAGCCAAGAGTCTTAAGGCTCAAAGAGCCTCCTATAAAGGAGAAGAAGTCATGAGCCGGTTTAGGTATACCTATGTTAACCTTCTCGCGAAGGGTAGCACATGTTCTAAAGAAAGGTTGAAAACGCTTACGCGAATATTCTTTAAGTAAGTTAGTACCCGGAAAGAACACCGCTGCATTGCAAGGAGTCAAGTCCATAGTCTTTCCTATGACATTGTTCTCCATCTCTGATGCACCTATCTGGGAACTCTTCATACAACCTATTATATGTATGAACCAGTTATCACATAGGTTATATAGATATTCAAACGCGGGAGTCCGTGAACAATCAAATCTCCCAACGATAGAACTCTCAGTAGATGCCATAACACGATGTGTCTCGGCCCACTGTATAGTACTCATACGTACTGTAGGTTTAAGTATAAGCAATAGCTTCGCTAGGAAACTTCGCTCAGATATATTACGTATTGTTTCTACGACTTCCATTAGATTGCCTCTTGTAAGTCGTCTATCGGAGTCTCAAGGATTGTTTCTATAAATGATTCTTTATCCCTATCGGAACCTTCTAGTAATTGCACACCTATGGTATATAAGTTATCTAAAACCCCATCTATCTTTTCTTGTGTCTCAGGGAAATCAAGTATAATAGAGTTAAGGCTATCACGTATTGTAAGTATGAAGGGTTTTACTAACTCCTCCATTTCTCTAGCAGCAATGTAATCCCCTCGCTCTATTGCTACCTTCTGCCATGTTTGTGCTGTCACTGCATGGTCTTTCCTAACTGCCATACGTATCTTATCCTGCATTAATGGGTGCATCTCTCCATCATCTGCATAGGCGGTGAACTTAGTAGTATTTTGTTTAGAGCTGCGTTCTTCTTCTCTCCTTTGTCTTTGTTCTTCCTGTAACCGAAGGTTAGCTTCAAGTTTAAGCTTCTTCACTTCCTCAGCTTTAAGTAATGAATTAACTAGATGCTTCAAGCACTCTACGTAATTATAGTTAGACAACGGATGAGGCAACCTCCCATCTTGTGACCATGCATATATCTGTGAGTGGTTCTTACCTACAAGACCTCCTAGTATAACTGGAGATACTTTGCTATTAACATCTAAGATACGTTCTTCTATGGTTAGGGTATGTACTTGATCTTCAGCCATAATGACCTCTAGTATTTGACATAAATTTACTCCTTTATATAGCTACTCAAAAAAGATACCCTAGCAAACAAGTGAGTAAAGCCTGTTTTCGGTAGCGAGCCTAGCTAGGGTATTGAGTGGGAGAACCGACTGTAAGTACTTGATTTCAAACGGAAAATTATATTTTCCCTACCTTGATTTATTCCCGCAAACATGATACCATAAAAAGCAAATATAACCTACCTTTTTTATAACCAAGTTACAAGGAATCTATGCTGTGCCTTTAACTACTTTACCATACAAGTAAGGGGATTACATGCAAGAAAGTACAGTTAGCTTTCTTATAAAGTTTATTGTAGGTGTAGCAATATGGATTAGTACTAATATATACTTCGGAGCCTTTGCAATCGCATTTATATCCGCCTTTACACGTATTGTATATGAGGCAGAATGCCGAAACGGACATATTTCATGTGGAAAGAAGTTCTTTAGATATTTTATACTAAGTCTTGGACTTGCTATGCTCTTTGTACATGTTGGACTTATTAATAAGTGGTCACAAGATACTACAATTGTAGTTTCTGCTGTTTTTGCTTTTATGTCAGAAGAGACTTTCAGATTTATTATGAAAAACTGGGAACTTGTGTTAGTTAGACTAAGTAATAAAGTGGGGAAGTAAATGCCTGGTATATGTGAAGATAAGAGATATACTCGGCGTAAAAGTGATAGAGAAAGGCCGCATGTTGCGTTATTTCAAGCACTAACGTTGCTAGGGTTCTTACTTATATTTACCTTTGGTAAGTCTTTACTTACATTAATTGAATGTTCTTGTATCTGTAGGTAGTTATGCTAATTACATTGGATAAGTTAGAAAAGTGTGTACCGCAGGCTACGGATAGACTTCGTATAGAGGCGTTAGAGCCATTAAATATAACACTTGAAAGATATAAGATAAATACAAGGGAACGCATTGCGGCGTTCTTAGCACAGATAACACATGAGAGTGGTAGCTTTCGCTATGTAGAAGAAATAGCCTCAGGTGAAGCCTATGAGTATCGTAAAGACCTTGGGAACTTAACTCCTGCGGCACTTACTGCGGCGCATTCTAAAGACACTACTACAGGTAGGTTCTATAAAGGACGTGGCTGGATACAGATTACAGGTTACTATAACTACAAGGAACTTAGTAAGGCATTAGAAGTAGACTTTGTAAATAACCCTGAAATATTATGTGAAATGCCTTATGCGGCACTTAGTGCCGGATGGTTCTGGAACACACATAACTGCAACGCACTAGCAGACGTAGATAGGTTCTCTGCAATAACTAAAGTAATAAACGGCGGATACAACGGTAGGGAAGAAAGACTACGCCTTTATAGAAAGAATCTTAAGGTACTTAAATGAAAAAGTATAAAGGTGATAAGTTTCAAGAAACATGTAACACGTTAGTAGTTATACGTAACGTATTTATACTTATTCTTGTTAGTAGTATGTTGTACAACTACTTTAACTTCATCTACAGACCAGTCTTATTTTAACTGCTCCCATCAGTTAAAGGCTTTGTAAACATGGGAATAAGAGGTATCTATGGCACATGGCGTAGATGTTAATATAAACTACAATATGACTGAAGATCAGTTAGAAGTAGTGTTAAGTAAATTAAATCAACTAGGTGATCAAATGGCAACATTTCAAGATGTATTATCTGCTGTATCCGCGCAACAAGACGTTATTGTAGCTTCACAACAAGCCACACAAGCTCTGGTAGCTGAAGTACGTAAACTGCTGGCTGCTAATGATTTAGCTGCTGCTGATGCATTATTGGTAGAAATTGCTGATAACTCAGCTGCTTTGTCTGCCTCTGTTGTTGAAAATACTGAAGTAGCTTCTTTAGTAGACGCTGTAAACGGCTAAATAATAAGTACTACGTACTTATAATCATACACAAGGATGTGTATACCTAGGAGAACTTATGAAAAAATACCTTATAGCGTTACTACTGCTTCCAGCACTTGCAAGGGCAGAATTTACACAACCACAGAAAGATAACCTAAAGGCTGCAATACAAGCAGAATCTAGTATCACTTCGTGTTACATAAATGGAGATCATGGATGCATAGCTACATGGTTAAATAGTGATAGTACTTTTATAGTATGGAGAACAGCCGTAAGTCAAGCAGACTACCAGACTAAAGTATCTTCCGAAGGGACTACCTTTAACTGGTCTGGTACAGGTGGTTTTATTGCAAGAAGTCAGGGAGAGCGTGACGCATGGCGTACTATGTTTGCTACTGGCAGTGTTAATCCTAGTTTAACCAATGTAATTGCGGCCTTTAATGACATATTCAGCGGTACTGGTGCTGGGGCTGTAGCAAATAGGGCACATCTTGCAGCAACCTCTAAAAGAAATGCTACCTTTGCAGAGAAAACATTAAGTACAGGTACAGGTACTAGTGCTTCTCCTGGAGTACTTACTTTTGAAGGTTTAATTAATGTTAATGATATACCTGGAATATTAGGTAACTAAATGACTACGTTAATAGAAGAACTTACTACTGGGCCGTTGGCACAAGAGATTGCTTTCGACCTAGCACAAGGTAATGATGGGGCAGTGCTTGCAGTATTGCAGCGTAAAGATATACCAAGATTAGGTAAGATTACCGCACATGTCATTAAGCAATATTTCTCTTTAATAGGGGTAAGGCGCCCTATTATGGAAAGTCAGTCCGATTCTTGTAAAGATGTAACTTTAGCTTTAAATGACTTTCCAGTATTTGATCTTACAATACCTATGGTACAAGCTAAGTTTATAGCGTTACTAAATGCCCTAGTAGCGGAACCATTAATACCTGATTTCACCGAAGAGCATAAAGAGGCATTACTTACCATTGCTACTGAGCAGGTAAGTAGGTTAGATATACTTGGTATAAATGCTACGCACCTTGATATAGCACAAGCTAGGGAGTTAATGTAATGGCAACCGGAAAGCTTTTACCTACCAGAACACAAGTTTCATTAGCCTCAGCTTTTGATAGTGTAACTAATGGTAGCTATGCTATCAGTCCTGCAATAAACCTATCAACAATTAATCCAGTTGACTTAGCTGTCGAGTTAGCTATTACCCCTGGTGTCACATCGGGCGATGAAGCAGTATATGTGTTTGCGAAAGTATCATTTGATGGAGGTACTACGTACACCAGTGGCCCTCCTGATTCTCCATATACTTCAACATCAGAAGCAGACTTATATTACATAGACTATTTGCCTTTGTCTCCCGATAGTACTTTGCAACGTAAAGCTTTCAATGTTCGTCAGGCACTAGAATTTATACCTACACATTTAAAAATAGTTATAAAAAATTCAACCGGAGCTACGTTAGGAACAGGTAATACATTACATTACATAACTTATCTGTCGGACATTACTTAAATGTCACTACTTATACTACCTGAAAGGTATCATAAACAACCTGCACAGTTTACAGGTTTTGCAAAAAATAACTACTTTGCAAGAAACTTGAAGGCGGTAGTAGTTGGACATAACCTTAGAAATCCGCTACTACCTAATGCTGGTGGGAATAACTCACCAGCAAAGGTAGTTAGTTCAGCAGGTGTTGGTTGGGATGGTACTGGTTCAAAGTATGTATACAATAGAGCATTAACTACTGTAAGTGTTACTAATGGCAATGTTACTGGAACAATATTTGCTCTATTCGTTCCAACCTCTACAGCCATAAATCAAACATGGACTTCTTTGGTCAATGGCTATGCATCAGCTCAAGAAAAATATACAGAATTCGGGCTAGGCACTAATGCAAGCGGTCAATACTCGTTAGTCTCTCGCGGTGGTTTAGGTCGTGTATTTGTCGGGAACATGGGAACCCCGACAATAGGGCTTCCAACGTTTTTTGCATGCTCACAAACCAATAATGCAAGCAGGATTTTTTGCCTGAATGGCACCATATCAAGCAATACAACAAGCACCAATGGTTCTGGAACAATGTATGCTGATAGTTTATCAGTATGTTCTACTTACCGCCCACAGCTAGGAACATCATCGTTTACATCAGCAGGCCCGGTATTACTATCAGGATGGATAAATAAAGCGCTAACCTCAGAAGAACTTAGAAGATTTGCTGCTAATGTTTGGCAAATCATGGAACCAGGACAGAGAAGTTATTACATATCTATTATAAGTACTACAGGAAGCACTTATAATGTAGGAATATCTATTATATATAATAATAGTACGTTATTAGATTCTTCTTTGTCTGCTGTAGCTGACTTAACACTTAGTGAGGCTAATAGTGTTACAACTACTAATAACACCGAAATAAATAGTACCCTTACCATGGGCCAGACCCAATTAGTTAATACTACGGCAAATATAAATATATTAAATACGGTGGCATTGGACTCTATACAAGATATAAATACAGCCTCGGCTCTACAAGCTACTGGGAACATACAAGTATCTCTTGGGGTAAGTAGTGTACATGGAGTTACAAGTAATGCAAGTGTTAGCGCAAATGGTAGTATTACAGTTAATACTAATGTAGAAGCTTTTCCTTTAGGTAACTTAAATACGTCTACAAGTTGTACATTTAATACAAATTCTGCCATTACTAATGCCGGTGGATTTTCTATAACTGAAAGCATAGCTCTAGCTATGCAGAGTTCTGCTAGTTCTGAGATACAGCTAGAGGTATCAGGTACTGTAAATCTTACTACCTCCCTAGAGCAAGCTATAGCTAGCAATGTTTTGATAAATGGACAAGTTGCACTTACATCTACGTTAGCTGAAAATATTGTAGCTACTTTAATAGCAAATGAGTATGTTGGGATGGATTTCCAAATACTATCTACCTTTATGGGGGCAAATCCTAGTGTACTTGCACGTATAGGTACACAAGAAATACTATTTACAATTGCAACAAGTAAGTTGCACTTTATTAACTCAGGGAAAGATACACTATTTACTTCCAGTTAGGGGAAAAGAATGTTAGAAGAAATTAATACAGTTATGGGGACGGAAGCCGGTCTAGTTGCTGGAGCACAGAGTGCTGTAGGTTTAAAGACACGGAATAAGTATACTTTCGAGTGTTACAGTGCCGACGGTACGCTTAAGTGGAAGGAAGAAGTATATAACATTGTTGTAAACGAAGGACTTAATGAGATACTTAATAAATTCTGGAAAGGTAGTACATATACTGCGGCCTTCTATGTAGGTTTAGTGTCTTCGACACCTACTATTGCGGCGGCAGATACTATGGCCTCACACGGTGGTTGGACTGAAGTTACTGGTTATAGTGAAGCAAATAGACAGGCGCTGACGCTTGGTACTGTTGCATCGCAAAGTGTGGACAACTCAGCTAGTAAAGCTGTGTTTAATATTAATGCTACTGTTACTATTGGTGGGGCTTTTGTTACTACTAATAATACTAAAGGTGGTACTACTGGTATCCTTATTGGCGGCGCGGCCTTTGGCGCTGGCAATAGAAGTGTTATCTCCGGCGATATACTTAATGTAACTGTTACTCTTACTGCGGCTACTGCATAATACTATGTCCCTGATTATATCATCTAATAAGAAAGTAGTTAAGTACCCCTTTCTCCATGACCCAATGGATGAGAAGTACTATCCTTTCGTCTATAGACCTAAAGAAAGAGTATCTTCTACAGAGTACTTGTTAGATGATACAATGAGGCCGTCGATGCCGAATGGGTTTTACTATGTATGTATGAATCCAGGCATCAGTGCAAGCACTGAACCTACTTTTGCTACGAAAGCTAATGGTAAGACTACTGATGGTACTGTAATATGGCTTGCAGTACCTTGGAATCTTATGCTTAATACAGGGGATAGTATAACTGCAAGCACTTTTAGTGCGTCAGTAGGAGTTACTCTAGCTGACCCATCTTTTGATGACGGAGTATGTAGTGTTAAGGTAGTAGATACAGGGGCGCTAGCATTGTTTACCTTAACTAACCATATAACTATTCTTCGTAAAGATGGTAAGGTTGAACAGTTTGACCGATCTATAGATGTAACAGTAGGAGAACTATAATGAGCGTAGCTCAATGGCCTGACTTTAAATTCCCTCCAGTGAACCTATGGAGCTTGCCTAAACAAAGGAAGGACTTTGATGGAAAAGATTAACTATACTACTGCAGAAGTAAATGCAAGGCTAGCACTTGTAGATAGCCTATCGGCTGCTGTACAAACTCCATTCTTACCTTCTATATATGATAGTACTAAGAGTGCGACTACCAGCGTTGCTGGTCAGAGTGAAGCATGTGCTACAGGCGCTAAAGTACTTTGTGCAGAGAACCTAAGTGTTAGTAATGTAGTTTATATAGGTCTAGGGCAGTCGCAGAGCGAGGCAGAGGCTAATGCCGCAAGCGGTGTTAATAACGTGACACGGTTTAAACTACCTACTTCCTCTGGCCCTTGTTATATTAATATTGCAAACTATAGTTTCTATAGCTGGTTAGGTGGCGGGGCCACTGTTAGTGTACATTTAGTACAAGGGGTTTAAGATGGCTAGAGACTTTTATATTGCACCTGCTGGTAGTGGTACAAGTGGTACAGGTACTAGGGCAAACCCTATCGTGGGGCTAAGTACTATTAATAGTAATGCTATAGGAGCAACTTCCGGTGATAGGCTAATACTATTAAATCCTTCCCCTTACTACGAACCATTAACTATCGCTGCTAGTGGGCTAACTATCGTATCTGAAGATGCTATCTTCGACGGATCAACTGATTTAAATGGTTCAAATGGTATTAAATTACAAGGTAGTTATAGTTATCAAAAGGTATCAAATGCCCCATGGTATCTAGCTGATGCAGGACTTAATGTATGGAAGAAAGGTGTATATGAAACCTGTCATCTACTTATAAATGGAATAGCTCTTCCTAGAATGTCTTCATCCTTGTATGCTAATTCCTCTGCTACTGTATTAGGAGCTATACAAGAGAATGAATGGACTATTATAACAGAGACCTTAGATACAATAACCAGAGCCTTATATGTTAGATTACCTTCTGGACAAACACCTAGTAATGTAGATATAAGAGCCTCTTATTGGTTTATAAGTAATGCAGAAAGTTGGAACGGGGGTATGATCTTTGCTACTGGTAAAACTGGGATAACTTTTGAAGGGCAGTTTACGATTAACAACACAGGAGCTATCTATTATCAATCGGCCCCTGTTTGGATAGACCAATGTACAGATGTTAGTAATAAAAATGGTACATTTATCTGTGATAATACCAAAGATGGTATCTGGATTACAGGTGGAGATAGGGTAAGACTTAATGGTACAGTTAATCATTGTATATCAGGCGGCGGATTCAAGATTGCAGGTTCCCATCCTAGACCTGGAAAAGTTGGTGGTATGTATACCGGTACGGGGGAGTTGGAAGTATACAACTGGATTACTAACTATTGTGGCACTATACCTGAAACCGATATTGCTACTGGTAAACCTACTTTTGTAGGAGACTTCGATGGGGGAGTTGCAGTAGGTTGGGAAGGCGGGGATATAGCAAAGATCATTATACGCGATGGAGTATGTAACTACGGTGGGCCGCAATATGATGTAGTTCCTACTGGAACAACTGTATCAGGATCAAGAGGTAGTGCGGTATTTATAGGTACAACCTTAGCGCATAACTATCCGAATATACAGATTTTACGCAACAGAGGTAATAGTGTTAATAAGAGGTTTATAGCCTTCGACTGTAACTATACCAATGCAACTATAGTAGGTAATTTCGCTAAGAATATGCGTATACAGCCCTATGCTGTGTCGGTATCAAGTAGCGATCTGTTCCAAATACTAATGCGTTCAACGAGTGGTGTAAATGGAACTACTACTATTGCTAATAATACAATAGATGGTGGTGTATATGCTAGATCAGCTATGCGCCTTACACCACATACCTCTGTCACAGGGCATACTTATAATATATATAATAACATTACAAGTAATTGCGCGGTGCAGAGTGGATTTACTGACTATGGGAATATATGGATAGAGACCTTAAATGGCTCCCCTACTTTTAATATAGATAATAATATCTTTGACCGGAAAGGTAGTGTTTATGGAAGGAAAGTAGCAGCTAATGCGGCAGACTTAACCGCTTGGAGAGTGTTGGGGTATGATTTAAATGGAGCTAGTGGTACAGTTACTATTGCAGATGATGGGAGTGCTACCGCAGGTACAGCAAATCCAATAGGGTTAGGGCTAAAGTACTGGACACAAGCTAGGCCAAGCGATGTAAATGGAGAACCTTTACCTGATACATTTATTGACATAGGAGCAGTACAAAGTACAGCTAACGCGGGACATCCTAAGAACTTAATTAATAGTGCTAATCCTTCGGCTACGTTGTCAGAGTTACTTAGTTATACTCCTGCGGAGGTAGAGGTACAACTTGATAAGGTAACGGAATTAGATAGTAGGACGGACGTACTTGAAAGTACTACTACAAGCACTGTTACAGAACTTACCCTAGCTAAAAGTTCCATCCCCTCTATCTTCTCCGGCGACAAAGAAGCAACTACTGTCGTAGCTAGTGAATTTATGGCTGATAACTTACTTAAGTTAGAGATAAGGAATGTGTCTTTAACAGTAGGTGCGTATGTAGGTATTGGTATTGGACAAACACTTTCTGAAAGCAACGCTTCCAGTGGCACAATGTGGGTAAATAGGTTCTACATACCTCCTAACACACCTGCTACAATATACATGGGAACCAACACAGCCTACTCCTGGAAAACTACCTCCGGTACAGCTATTTTAAATATAACACAATGTAGGTAAGAAGATGGCAACATACTATATTGACCCCAGCGCACCTACAAATGGTAATGGGCTAAGTGAAGCTACTCCCTTTAACACATGGAAAACTACATTATGGACTGGGCATACTGCTGCTGTAGGGAATAGATACTTACAAAAACGAGGCACTACTTGGGCCTTACATGGTAGTGATGCACAGCCTGATAGAAGTATTGCTTGGAGTGTATCTGGGGATAGTGCTAATAGGGTAGTACTTAGTTATTACGGAGATAGTAGCTTAGCTATGCCTAAAATAATACCAGGCCCAGGTGTTACTGCTGGAATAGTATTTTCAACTAATACACACCATGTAACTATAGATGGTTTAGAGATAACAGGACATGCTGGTAAGTTAATTCAAAATGGTGGTAGCACTAATACAAATGATATATCTATTATAGTGCAGAACTGCTACCTACATGATAACAGCGGGGCATTTAATGGCCTAGACCTACGTGGGCAAAACTGTAAAGTACTAAACTGTATAATAGATAACATAGGTAGTGATGGAGTATGGTTAGATTGTAATAACGCTGAAGTTGGGTACTGTACTATAAGTAATCCCTCTGTAAATGATAATAATGGAGATTGTCTACAGTTTTCAGGTACGTCAGGAAATATATACGTACATCATAATACGTTAGACCACCGTAATAAAGACAGTAAACACTGTTTAATTGTCTCTACGATGACCGCTGGTTACACTGGTGGAGTAATAGAGTATAATACTTGTTTAGCTTATGTTGGAGCCACTGTAAATAAACCTATCTTTATTGGGTCAAAAAACCTTATCGTTAGGTCAAATATTTTTAAAGACGGTTTTAATAATACTATTTCCGGCGAAGGTACAGACAATTCAAATGGTACTAAGGTATATGGTAATATGTTCTTAAACCAAGTAAGTTATAACTTAGACTGTTATGGCGTTACTTCAGCGTTGACAGGTGTTAAAGTATATAATAATACCTTTATTAGAAGCCTAACTACATTATCTAATATACGTAATAATTATAACTCAAACGAAATATCATTTACTAATAACATCCTTGTTGGTTCAAACTATGGATTAGAGATACGCTCTTTGGATACTCATAGTTATAACTTATTTTATAACCAAACAACGTATCCTATATTTAATGCCCAATTAGGAGCACAGGTAACAGTTCCAGGGGACTCATTAAATACTAATCCTTTGTTAGATTCTGGATACTATCCTACAAGTACAAGTCCCGCAATCGCTGCTGGTACTAAGTACTGGTCTACTGGCCCAAGACCATCTGACCTAAATGGTAAACCAGTACCAGACTACTTTATAGACATCGGCGCGGTACAAAGTACTTTTAACCCAATTCATCCAGCTAATATAGGATAAGAAGATGAGTAAACATTATTTACCTGGCTTAACTATAGTTGATACAGCAAGTGAACTACCTAGTGCAACGGATTTTGAAGGACTTGCACTGGTTAAGGATACAAAACTACTACGTACTAGCGATGGTATATCTTGGACTAATGATAATACTTTTAGTACAGCTAGTATTGTTGCAGACGGTGTAACAGATGCAGGCCCAGCACTACGGGCACTAATTACACAAGCTAAAGCAGTAGCATCTGCTACAAATAGGGTTTTACTTAAAGTAACTCCAGGTAGCTACGCTGTAAGTGGTCAACTTGACCTAGGGCCATTTATTGATCTTGATATGACTGGTGCAAAACTGATATTTACACAATTTGTTTCAGGCTCTTTATTAACAATCGGTACAGCCGGAACTGTAGCATATCAAGGAAATTATGTAGGTATTAACCTAATATCATCTGCTTTGTTTTACGGTGCTTCTGGACATAAGTATAATGATTATAACCATATTGGAATAGAATTTATAGATGTTATAGATTCCCACATTGAAATAGGTAGAATACAAGATTTTACAACAGCTTTAAAAATTACAGCAAGAAACTTCACTGCATACAATAGATTCCATATTAGTTCGCTGGTTGGGTTTAAGGTTGGTATTCAAATACACTCTGATGGCCCAGGGTTGATTGGGGGAGGGAGTGGTTGGGTAAATGAAAACGAGTTCCATAGTGTAAATTTCCAAACAACCTCTAACTTAGCTAAATTCGGAAGTACTTATGGGATTAGATTCACCAGTAAAGTAGGTGGATACACTGGGCATAATCAAAATGTCTTTTTTAAACCATGCTTTCAACAAAGTTTGCCTACTGCAATAAGTTCTGGCTTATCTATACAATATTTAGAGAGATATTATAATCCTACGACAAGATTAGAATATAAAGTAATATCTAATGTAGCTAACATGACTGCTGGATCAACTTTTCCTACGCATACAACAGGGCAAGCAGTTGATAATAATGGTATAAACTGGGAATATGTTGGGCCATGCAGATCGGCGGCAATGTTCTATGATGGTGCTGGTGGTAGAAACAGAGTTATTGCAGCTAGGTACGAGGGTGGGTTTGGCCCATTCTTAATAGGTAGAGATATAGTTACGTCTAATGGTACAGGAGCTAGAACAACCGGAAATTTAATTGAAGTAACTCAAAGAGAAGCAGGAACTAGGTGGCAGCTATCTGAACTAGATGAAGCATGCTGGGATAATAGTGTAGCTGCTAGTGCTGAAAATGAATTAATGACTTTTAATAAGAATAGTAAAAGTTTTATTACTTTTGATAATTTACATAAAAAGGCTATTACTTCTTCTAGCGGTACAACAGTACCTGGGTTTGAACATACTACTAATACAGGAAATACAGTAGCAAACTATTCTACAGGCATAGATATACTAGCAGACGGACTACAGTTAAAGTTAAATACAGATAGTATTTCATTATTATTAAATTCACAAGCTACTAAAAGGTTCGCTATATCATATAATACTGTTAGAGATAGCAATAATGGAAGGATAAGATTACGTTGCTTAGATATAGATAAGAATTTCTTTGCTGATTTAAATACTGCCTCTGTTGCAAGAGCTTGGATGAGTGGGGCATCTGCTACAGCAAATGAAATAACATTACCAGGGCCAAATACACAAAAGAGATACTTTGCTTTACATGAAGATACTAAGTATACAAAAGTATTCTTTCAAGGGGAAGTCACAGAAAAATTATGGCAACCGAGTACATCTTATGTGGCAACCAATAGAGTATATGTAAATGGTGTATATTACTCATGTAATACCACACACACTTCAAGTGCCTCATTTGCTACTGATATTAGTCTATGGAATGTTACAACAAGATTAGCTAAAACTATTATATCGGCTATATCAATATGCCCTATAAATTCAGTTATTCAACAGAGTGCTTCCTGTTTAAGCGATGAACTAGTAGAAATTTGTAATAGGAAGAACCTTGACCCACATAAAAGATATTCATATGGTACTCCTATAGTTGGATTTTTTGAAAGTGCAGGGGAATATATACAAAATCTTAATACTACAACTGGGCAACCAGTTGGTTGGTATGTAAAGACAGAGGGTGTTTTGGCGAATGCTTGGGTAACAGGTACATTGTATGTAATAGGTTCTTTAGTACAAAATGCAGGCACTAATTATAGATGTATTGTTGAACACCAAGCAAGTGCAGCCTTTGCTACTGATAGTGCTAATTGGGTTAGTATAGGTACACCTGCTGTATTACTCTCCTCTACACAGACATACTAGATAGCAACACTCTTACTCTTCTCCTTATTCCACTTCCTACTTCTTTCCTTTTGCCGGTCTTTCTGACAATGTGTACAATATACATGTCGAGGGCCGGTCTTAAGGAAAGTCTCCTTACATTCCTCTGTAAAACACTCTGCTATTTGTCTATTGTACCTAAAGTCCATCAGGTTGCTCCTTTACCCAGGCTATTGCCTCTTCTAATAGTTCTATAGTCTCTTCCTTAGTAAATGTCTTATCATAATAACCATCGCATTCTTCACATATTATAAACTCACTACCTTCTCTAGATATACTAACTATGTGTCCTAGGCCCAGTATACTATCTGACCACTTATCCCAATATTTCATACATTTCTCCGGCTTTTATTAAATTCAACATAGATATTATTACTTACTGCTCTGGTTATAAGCCAAATTACTCTACTTGGGCGGTTTGATGA